CGTTAAAGCTCTCGCCTGCTTGGATGCGTTGCTCTATCTCAGCCCAATCGACTTGGGCCGGCTGATACTTTCGCATTATGGGGAACCTTGGTTGCACGCAACCACATATGGTTGCAGTCTACAGGAACGATACCAGATTTAGAGACACTTGCAACCACCTTATCGAAAAAGATCAATCGAGCTTGTAATGCAGCTCAATGAGAGCGTGCCGATAGTTGCGCTTGACGATGCGCGGATCGTGTAGCCCTAGCATGATAGCCAGCTTCTTCCATGCTGGCCCTCGCGCTCTAAATGCAGCGCTGTGCGCTACAGCCCAAACCAGGCGACGGTCGTCTTCTGGCATGATGCTTGTGAGGCGCATGGCCTCATCGAAGTCACTGATCTGCTTTGAGGTCGGGTGCAGTCTTGTCGGCCCGATCTGCGTCCAGCCGTAGCCGTGCCAGTCCAGCGGATAGTCTGGCCATGAGCTGAGCTTTTGCTTGCGGGTTGCCGGCGGCAACCTTCTGTCAGTCTCTGCTGCCTGGAGAAACAGGTCGTGTAGCTGTTCTACGTTCATAGAAATACGTCTCCCAGTGATCGACAAACTTGCGCTGTTGGAACGGTCCCATATGCCAGAAGGCTTTCCGCATCTCTTTGTAGCGGTCGAGGCTGTGCATTTCCTGCAGTGAGGCGAAGACCTTTTGCTGCCTGACCAGGAACTCATTCTTTTTCCGTTTATCGACGGCAGTGCGATAAGGGTGTTTCGCTCTTTTCGCTACGCGGCCTATAAGCTGTTGAACTCTTTGCCTTTGCAATTTTTCACTTGACGGATTTTCGGGCCTCGATAAAATCATAGCTTAGGCAATCCTCTCGCTTACGCGCTTGTCATAGCGCTTTTTTAATCAAGATTTTTGGTTCTTAGATGGCTTTTGAGATGGCCTTTGGTTAGGGTCATTAACAACGCCATATATAGCTGTGGGGCGGGCTTGCGTTCCGAATCGCAGGCCGCAGACACGGCACTCGCTAGGGTCAATCAGGGCTGTCTCGCAGTTCACGCACTGGCCCAGCTTCTCGCGCTTGTCCATCGTTCCATCCCCTTGCTCGATCATGCAGCCCTCACAATCTGCAGCCGTGGCACAAGCTGGTCTGCTAATTGCTCTCTGAGATAGTCCAGCGTCAGGGTGCCAGGCTGTCCCTGTAAATAAGTCGGCAGCGCTAGGTGCGCTGCATCTATGCTTGGGAAATACTTTGACTGATGCCGGCGCACTGGCACGCCGTACAGCTCGGCTATGTAGAACAGACCGCGCCCTTCCACGATAAGCCGGCTGATCTCACGATCTGCATCTGCCAGTGCCTCATCCCTGGTCACCGTAATCAGCTCCAACCAGTGCAGTCGCCGCCATCGGCCTGGCAAAGGTTGCCTTCATCGCTGAACAGCCAATCTTGTTGTGCATCCACAAAATCACGCAGCTCACTGAAAGTGCCTTTGTGCCGAAACCTCTTTCCGAACCGACGCTCGATGTTGATCCACCAGTCTGCACGCTCAGGCATATCGCGCATGATAGCAGCCAGCGTGGCTTCTGATTTGAGGAAGCACATATCGCAGTTGCCATGCGGTGTCTTACCGCCGACATTTATTAACTGGAGATCAAAGGGCTGGCTTTCCCAAAAGTCGGAGACGTGCCTTTTAGTGACGTGGGCCTGCACCAAAGGATACCAAAGTTGACCACACTCCTTGTTTTTGTAGTTTACGCGCTGAGTCTCGTCGCCTCGTATGCCGACAGCCGCGTGCCAGTCTTTCCAACCCTTGTCTTTGAGATAACGCTTCATCGTCCGAACCTTCAGCTCTGAACTACAAAAACGTGATCGCAGATTTGGTGGGAACTGCCGGTGTTCCAAGACACGCAAAAACGGCTCTCCGTTCCTACTGGCGCTGTTATGGTTCACGACATTGAATGTGGGATATCCATCGCGTTTTTGCGCGTCACCGGCGTAGTCATATTCAAGCCAGGTAATCGGCACCCCCCATCTCACACTGCACTCATTCACAAAGGAAAGGGTTTCTTCCATCTCTTTTCCGGTATTGGAAAACAGCACTTGTACCCGGTCGGGAAGATTACCGTTTGCTTCAAGGATTTGATGCAGCATGAACGCACTCGTCCGACCGCCACTGAAGCTGATCTGCACATTTCCGTCTGGCAGCTTGTATGGCTCAAGCATCGCTTGCCCCTTCATCAATCACCAAGTTTCCGTAGGCCATTTTGCCGGCCTGTTCATTTTCATCTTCATCTTCCGGCAGCTCTACATGGCCCCTGCCCTCGCAGACAGGACATTGGCCATAACCTGTGGTGAGGTCGCCGCCGCGCATATAATCAGGCACAGCGATCTCGACCTCACATTCGCCCTGGGCATCGCAATGCTCACACTCCAGCACCTCACGCCACTCCCCTGGCACCGTTGAGATGCGGATCTTCCGCGCCAGCATGGTGCTGAAGCCCCTAGCCATCCTGGCCCCGCAGCAGCAGACAGAAGTCATCCAGGTCTAGCACCACCAGCTCAGGCCTGCGGTCAGCCTTCAGCACCAGCGCATCAGCCCCTTCCATCCAGTCATAAATTTGCTTGAAGCCGTTGGCGCGGCACTTGACCTCCAGCTCCCACTGGTCAACTGGCAGCGGGTCACCCTTACGGATCACCAGGTCGTTTTTGATGGCGGCACCGCCTGACAGCGGGACGCGGTAGCAATCCAGGCCGTTGGCTTCCAGCTTCTTACGGATGCTGTTCTCGGCCCTGTAGCCTTTATCGCGTGACGCCTTACCCATCAGCCTGCATTGGGAAGAAGTCGTTAGGTGTGACCTTCCCGCCAGTCAGGTTGATGATGCGCTGCATATAATCTGGGTTTGGCACAGACCGCCTCGGATCATCGAGGGGGTGGCACCAGCGCGTGACAGTGATGGTCTGTGGCACACCAAGCTGACGCGCCAGCAGCGATTTCGACCAACCCTGTTCATTTCGCCATTCATCTAAAGTCATGCACAGGACATTAACGTGCTTGACGTTCAGTGACAAGGTAGCTTATTGATGAATTAGCTTATCATTCAGCGACAGGGCAATTACAATGCTTTCTATGCCAAACAACCTGAACCAAATGATTCGTCAGGCTAATATGACAAAGCGAGAGGTTGCTGCCCTCAAGGGCATCACGCCTGAGAACTTGTCACGCCAGGTCAATGGCCACACAAACATCACATTGCAGGATGCAGAGCATTACGCCAAGATTTTGGGTTGCACAGCTCAAGACGTGCTGTTTGCGTTGCCCCCTGTTCCTATCATCGGTTACTGCAAAATAATACGCTGTGATCCAGAAGCGCATGATTGTGCACCATCAGGTGTCCGCATTGAGCGTGAGATCAGCGCTGGCAAAACGATGGGCAAGGTTTATCTGCAAACTTATATGCAAACCAATACAGCCGCCGTTCTTTGGTCGGCTGAGGACGGCTATTCAGGCCTTTGGGAACAATGGAAAAGCGCCGTGCATTTCATTGAGCGTGAGCCAATCGATAAAGGCTATGTGTCAGAGGCCGCAATCCAACACGAAGCCTATGCCTATTTGGAAAATCCTGTTCAAGAGTTCGGCGTTGATCGCCGGCTGGTCTGCGGAATTGTCTACCCAGAACCAGGTGGCGTTTATACCGTCCACAACAACGACACTGGCCTCGCAGTAAAAGGTCAAAAATTATTGTGGGCCGCTGCGTCTCTTTCAGTTTCTTTCAGGCCAAAATTACGCGGCCTCGACATAATCCTTGATGACTAAAATAAAATAGCTTGTCGATTTGCGACAAGGCATGATAAACCTCAAGACAAGGTGATTGTCTTGGGGTTTTTCTATGTCCTTCCCATTTGCGCCCACCTGGGCCACTGAAAAACATTATTTTCATCATTCCAACCCGGAATCCCGCCCTGTTTGTAAAACTTTTTACGACAAATGCGTCGTGCGCCCGCTTCTCAACCGTTGCTGGCAGATACTCAAAGACGAACTTGTAGGCGACAAAGAATACGCCAGGCAGATCATTAAGATCTTCAAAGACGACAACGCCAACATGGCGGCTGGTCGCATCACGCAGGACATTGCCAACAAGCACCTTGTCGATGACATGACGTTCTT